AAAGAGTGCATCTAGACAATTAGAAGATACTTTTATCATAGATGAAATACAGTCTGATGCTATACAGAATATACAAAAAAGAGGAACTAAAGAAGACTTTATTATAATAAAAGGTAAAGATATCACTCAAGATTTTTTACAAAAAAATTATCCTAATTATCTTGTTAAAAAAGAACCAAACATATTACCTGGTATCGGTGTATTTTCTCAATATGGAGTGCGAGATAGAACCACTGGAGAAATTAGATCTGGGACATTTGAGTCAGATACAGGAGAAACTAGGAAAAAAATATTAGAAGACGCACAAAATTTTGCTACTGAAAATCCAAATGTTTTGTATGTTACGGATACTACAACAGGTGTAACATCTCCAGAAGTTAGATTAAAATCTAATAACTATTATGTTTTTAAAAAAAATGAATTAAGTACTAGAAAATCTTTTGAAACTCAAGATAAAGCACAAGAATTAGTAGATAAAGTAGGATTAAATCCATTACCAATAACTGAATCTAAAAAGTATGTAGAACTAGTATTAAATGCTATGATAAAGAAAGCAGTAGAAAAAAATTTAGATAGCATAGGTATTACTAATGGTCAGATACAATACGATAGATATGCTGGCCAGTCAGATGAAGATAAGGAAGGTTTAAAAAAATTTTATGATGAGATTGTATTTAAGCAATTAGAAAAAGTTGCTAAAAAATATGGTGTAGAATTAGAAACTGTAGAATTGCCAGGTAAAAGTGAAGTAAAAGATTTTGATGATGTAGGTTTAAATGAACCTACAGAAGAATCTGACTCATTAAGAATATCAAGAAGAACAAATAGAGCAATAAGAGATGGATTTGTTCTTCGTAAAGTTAGCTACAGCACATTAGCAAATACAATTGAAAATATAAATCGTGGAAATGTAGAAGGAGATCCACTTCCTGAAAATGCAGCAATACCAGACTTTGCAAGTATATTTACCGAAACAGGTAGAGCTTCAGGAGATATGATTTTGGATACACTTATTGATGATAATCCAGATTTAGAAAATGAAAAAAGTTACTACATGTGGGTAAAACCAGATAGTAATATAGATAAAGCAATATCAAGAGCTAATGCTGGCGAGTTAATGAGTTTAGCAAGGGCATGGGATACTAGAGATATTAATTTGCAAATGCCTATATCAGCAGTAAAAGAAATACCAGAACAAGCCTATGGTACTGGCGGTGATTATACAGACTATTTTAGTATGGTAGCAGAAGGTACTCCTAATGAATCTACCAGTGTGGCTCAATATAATTATTACATAAAAAATTATTTTAAAGATAAAGAAAAATTTGATATTAAATATCTTCATAAAATTATTAAAATGAAACTACCAAAGAAACTACAGAAAGATATATTGAGCAAACCTATCAAACTAAGTAAAGCTAAACAACAAACAGATAGATTATTTGCATAAAAAAGGGGAGCCATAAAGACTCCCCACAGCAAGGCAACACGACTAAATAGGAACCTAAGTTATCTTGGGTTCCTTTTTTTTTGGGCCTTACGATATAGTGACGGATCACTCCATCGCTTAGTCCAAAACCAACTACTTAATGAAACAGCATAACCTTCTAGTTTATCCATGACACAGTTATGCCAAAAGTAATATCTAAATTTTTTGTATAATCTGTTTGACATCATCTTGTAATTTTTTACCAACTGAGTTAGCATGATTAATTATAGATGCACACAAGTTAGCATGAAAGGGATAACCTTTTAGAGCATCCCTAATTTTAGTAACAGGCTTTCCACCATAGTCTATTACTACTGCATTGTCTTTATTTAAACCTATTTTTAACTCAAATAAAATACCAGTAAACTTTAGTATTTCGTCTTCTTTTTTATTATCCTTTTCTTCTTTCATCTTTCTCCTCGCTTGCTTTTATAAAATCAGAACTGATTCTTGGATCTAATGGAGTAAGTGTAGATAATTTATTCATTATATTCACAACTTCTCCATATGGTCTTGTCATTAAGTATCTCATTATATCCATTAGCTGTTCAGATGTAATGAGATATGTTTTTGCATTTGATTTTTCTTGTTTATCTTTACTCATAATCTCCCCTAATTATCGTTAAAGTATTTATTAAGGGTTTTTAAATTTTCATCTGCACTAGATATTTTATTTATTAATTTATCTAACTCTTCTACAAACTGTGGATGCTCACCTATTCCAACAGAAGAATTAAAATACACAGTAGCACTAGCATATGCATCAGCTATATCTGCTTCGTACTTTTTTCTTAGTGCATCTATAAGTAATTGTTTAAGATTCATCAGTATCCTCTATATTCATAAAATGTTTTTTCAATTAAGTCTTCATCTAATAGATACGGATTAGCATTAGTCTTCATCTCATACAGTTCCCTTAAATCATTTATAGTTTGAGATAGTGATCTGTTTTGTTGAAGACAGCCACATACTAAATCTATTACTTCAATTGCTGCTTGTTTTACTTGCCCCATAGTTCAGTCTCCTCTATTAGTTTAGTTAAATACCAGTTTGCTTTTTTTAGATCTTGTAAAGGTTTACCTTTGAATCTAAATCGACCAACGTATTTTATTATATTACCTTTAAGATAACCAGTAAACTCATCCTTAGTCATGTAATCTTTTATGACTTCAATAGTTTCTCTATTACCCTGTTTATAATGATTAGGTGAATTTACAGGATCATTAGTTAACTCATTTTCATATGAAATATCATGGCTATGATCTTTTTCATATTTGTAAGTTCTTTTACTTTCAATAGGTTTTTCAAATACATAATTATCTTCAGTCTCTAAAACATATTTGTTACCATTATACATTATTTCTTGTTTAGTTTCTGCCATATTCTCTCCTAATAGTTTTAATATCAATAGTCTCTAGATTATAATTACCATTTTTAACTTCCCTTTTAACTATCAAACCACTCCACCACATATGCTGAGTATCTCTAGCAAAATGCTCTGGGTGTGCTAAGTAACACCCTGCTGATAAGCCATGTAACTTTTTACCATTAGGTAAAGTTGATATAGCATAATCTAATAAATGACTATGGCCTACTGTAGCAGAAACTTTGTGTTTTGTCAAGAGAGTTCTACCAATATTTTCTCCAGATATAGCTGACCCCATAACACCAGAAGGAAAATGATGTGCATAATGTATACCATCAACTACTTTAATTTGTTTATAAGGTATTTCTTGCCAACCATATTTTTTAAACTGTAGATCACTAATTTTTATAGTGCCATCTAACTCTGGATTTTCATCTACAAATCTATCTATTCTATCCTCATGATTACCATGTAACATAATCTTTTTAGGTTTATGACTACCCAAGCCTTTGTTAAATAAAGCTAGTGCATCATGTGAATGCTTCATATCTTTTTGGTATCTTCTGCCTTCAAAAGATTTTTTGCCTCTATCATAAGTAGACAGAGAATCCATACTACAGAAGTCACCCATACATATTACATGCGTAACCTTAAAGTCTGCAGCTAATCTACCTGCCCATAAGAATCTATCATTGTTTGCTTTAGGTGTACAATGAGGATCACCGATAACTAAATGTGTTGCCATTAGTTCAACTCCTTTTCACGTTTTTTTCTTAAGTATTCGATAAAGTCAATAACATTATCTTCCTCATCAAACTCTGCAACAGCATTCATTGAGAGGTTTGCTTTATCGGGGTTTCTTTTATCATCAGCAAAACCTTTTAATCCATACACATATACTTTGTGGATCTTGGGTTGCTGCTTTTATCATGCCTCTAGCTATTGTAGAGCATAATTCGTACTGTTCTGTGGTCATACTGGATCTACTATCCATAACTATACCACATGTAAAACCTTTTTCCCAGGGAGAAATAAGGACTTTGATTGCATTTTTAAGTGCTTCAGTTGTAGTTTTTTTTGCCATTATTTATACCAATATTTATCGTGATTATCTTTATTGTACTCAATCACTTTATGTTCATATCCTCTTTTCATACTTGTTTTACCAAAATGTTCTGCACTCTTTTCATTATCAAATAAATGATTAGAGAATATTTTATACTCATTATCTTTCTTACGTTTATATATTACAAAATATAAAATCATAAAACAAGTTGATGGAGAATAGACCCCTAAAACTACTCCCCATCAGTACCTGTGGTATCATCCTTTTTGGGATTAGTAACTTCCGTATACCATACCCATTTAGGACTTTTACCTTTAGATTGCTGTTGTGGTAAGAACTGCAATCCACTTCCCCAACAAGGAAGTTTGTATGGGCAAAAGGAACACACTGTGCCCAAAACTCTGTTACCTGTAGGCTTGCCTCTAAATAATTCTTCTACATCATCAAAGCATTTCTTAAATGGTTCTTTAGTTTTTAATGCTTTGTAATTATCTTTTGCAACTCCAACATATTTTTTACTATGTTCATCTTGAACTTCTGGAGCCTCACAAACTGCCCACTCACCTGTAGATTTATTTATAGCTATCCAACCACCAAAAGGTTTCTTCATGCTCCCTGCATAAAGAAAACCTTGAGATGCATAACCAAAGGAATCTTTACTAACTACTTCATTGAAGCCTCCCTTTTCACCAAACTTATGTTCAAAGGAATATGGTGACGTACTTTTAATATCCCAAACTTTGTTATCAATTTCAACATCCAGTCTTCCAGACATAGAGTCTTCTTCAAACTTATACTTAACTTCTTTTTGTTCGCTATCAATTTTAACTCCTGCAGATTTTAAAACAAATATAGCAAGTGCTTCTATCAAATCACCAAATGTATTACGCATTTTAGCATTGTAAGGTTGGCCATCACCTTTAATACCTTTTGCTTCCATCTGTAACTGACACAAAGGTCTGCCTATATTTGACATTCTTGGTTCAAACTTATCCTTACGCTTCTCTGAGAACTGTTTGCGTAAGGCGTTTTTACACGCCTCACCAAACTCCTCCACTAAATCCTCAGAAATAGCTACAGGATTGCTAGATACTTTATCAAGATATATCTTGACTTTATCAAGTATAGTGTTCATTATGCTGTTAACACATCCTCTGGAAGTTCGTCATCTAACTCTTTAACAATTTTAGCTGACTCAGCATCTTCACTATTTGGTTTCTTTGCTCTAGCATTTTTATACGCTGCAATAACTTCATCATTTTCTTTTTTGACAGCCTGTTGAAATACAGCTAGTGTATCCGTATCATCTTTTGATAATTCAATCTCTGTAGATGTTTTATCAGATAATACTGGCACGTAGAATGTATTCCCACCTCTCTTCTGCCTTTCAGTATCTATACTTAAATTGCATTTAAGCATGACTTTACCACTATCTTTTAACTTTTTGATAGCATTGGATACTGGTAGAAATGCAGTACCAGATACACGATATAAAGCAGGCAAGTTTTCCACTCTATGCTCTTTACCATTTGCAAGCACACCATCAAAAGTTACAAGTCCATACACTAATCTATAACATCTTATAGTTCTTTGTATAACTTGTTGATCTGGAGTTAGTGAGTTTCTTTCTGCGTATGGAACTTTACCACAGTTTACTCCCCCTAACATATCTATTGCTTCATCTTTGTGAGATTGAAATACAACAGATCTATTTACGTACTCACCTTTATCTGTATCATAATGCATGTACTGCATACCAGTGATAAACGGTCTAAATGTTATTGGTTTACCAAATGCAACTTTTCCTGCACTTGTATCAAACACAGAAAAATATCCTACTGGTAACTGATTACCATCGTCATCTTCTGGGTTTCTATTTATGGACAACCTAGGAATACCATCACTACTAGGTGTGCCATCGTCTTGACCTATGGCTTTCATTAATTGCTCATCGGTCATTGTATTTATATTTGCTAGTTCATTTTTTGTCATTGAACCCTCCTTATAATTTGATTTGCAGTGTATATCATAAATTTAAACAAATGTCAAGCATTATTTTTTATTTTTTTTCTTACCATATGGTGGATATACCAAGTCGCATATCCACAAAAATATGACAAGAACTAAGCAAGCAGATAAAAATATATCTAGCATAGTCTAGTCTCTCCCTCTGTTTGTATCACTTGATATCCATCTATTTCAGCGTATTGCTTCCATAGAGAATAGTCTTCATGATTTTTATATAAATATAAGGTAGTATAATTACCTGTATAATTATCTTTAAATGCGTTGTACTCTAGGTAAGCATTGTACTCACCATCTTCAAACTCATCTAAAGTTTCTAGTGCTTCAACCATATTACTCCTCGTATTGATGCTGTTTTTTTTAATATTTAACTCTAATCTGCAACCTTCGTTAGCTTCCATGATCTCATCTAACATTGGAATAAATTTTTTGTGATGCATTCCTTCAGTTGAATTTAAAGTTAATTTAGTTATGTCATTTATATATTTATTTTTCTTATCACTATACTCTTGACCAATAACTTCTACATTGTATTTATCTATATACATTATTGTTGTACTCCCTTCCTATAATTAAACATTAGTTTATCCGGATTTACATAAACACCTGCAAGATTAAGTGTTTTGAATTGTCTAGGTTTTACTTCTTCCATACTATTTAAGCTAACTAATTTTGTGTAGCAATTCTTCCAGTATGTACCCTTCCAACCTTCAAAGTTTTTAGGTGTTATTTTTTGTAAAAAGAATTGAGATAATATTTTATAGTCATCTTTATCATCTTTATATCCCATATCTTTTAAGTTTTTATCTGAGTATATGTATCTGTGATAGTATTCATCCTCACCTGATCTTTCAAAGAACTCACATAACC